CACGATCGCAGGTAGGTACAGCTTTCGAACGCGTTCCTTGTCGTTTATTCGCAGCAACGTCTCCCTCGAGACTATCGGAGCGTTCTCATCGAGACGCAACGTTGCTTCCTTCACAACGACACCATCTATCACAACGTGGTACGCCAACGTTACCAAATCATCGAATGATTCGATGCGTGATACATCTGTACCCTCTGCGATGCGAAGCAACGTCAGCTTGTGATCGATGGCAAGTTTGTTCTTCAAGATGTCGTTCGCGATGTTCGTGATCTGTATAAGCGAGAAGTCGCTGTGCTTACCTATGCCATGATAGAACATGCCGTCGAACTCAACGATCGCGCGCTGCGTTGGAAGCCACACATCTGCACACCACGTACGTTCGGTGAAGTTGAAGTACTTTGAACCAACGGCATCTGGAAAGACGCGAATGATAGAACCAAGAAACGCCGTCTCCTTCTTCGAAGAACGGTTGAGCTTGCGACGCATGTTTGCGAGCGAGATCTTCCTGCCGAATTCCTTTGTGAAGACGGTGCTACGACGAATTTTACCTGCTTCGCCTTGCCACGACACAAGCTGCGACATATGAAATTTAGCGATCCTTTCAGGGTTCTGCCAACCACGAACATGACCGTTGATGAGACATTGCTTCTTTTCTACGTCCATGAATGCATTCATCACTGATTCGCTGATCTTCACTGATATTTCTGCACCACGTTCAGCGTATGCTTTTCTGATCATATCGTTACGATGTGCAATTTGTTCAGGCGTTTGCTTATAACCATTTCTTGTAAATCCACCTGCATCATTGTGCCCATTCACATAATCGTTGAATTTATACCTTACGTTGTGCCATTCAACGTTCTCGCTACAACCACACTTGCACAATGGTGTATTTCCGTCTAGCAAGTGCTTGATTACGTAACCCTTGAGGTGACCTAGATCCTTATGCGATCGAGCAACGTGGTTTCCCAACGAACGCCTGTTGACACACTTCCTGCCACATTCAAAACATGTCTGTTCGACGTCGTCTATACCTGCACCCACATCAAGACTATACACCACGTTATTGTAGCGTTCACCCTTCTTTTGGTTCCCACTCGGCATACTTCCAACCATTCTCATCGCAATAACGTATCGCTGCCTCTCTTTTAGCAACATTCATCGGAATGTCACGCATCGAACGTGGCTTGATTTCAACGAGACATTGCGATCCATCAACGTACGTTACGTGTACGTCAGGTACATAGTGCCTTGATTTGCCGTCTAATTCATATGGTATAGAAGTGAATTCCGATTCATATGTTGCAACGTTTTGATCGTTGTCTAACAGCTTGAAGTATTTGAGTTCATACGACGACCTGTACACATATCGTTTACCCGTCTTTGTCGAATCATGAAATCCTTTCGTCCAATTGAATGAACAATCAACGTACATCGATGCGATCGTCTCTGATATCTTTTTTGAATTGATGGTAAGCTCGCCTGAAGCGATCATTTTGCTTCTAGTCACGCTGATTTTATCACGGGTCTCTTGACTCATGATCTTTGATGTCATGTGTTCAGAAACTAGCTTTGCAAGCTCTGGATGTGCTTTATGATATGCTTTAGTGGCAATCGATCGTTTTTCATTTGATTCAGCTGATTGTTTCTTGCCTTTAACGGCTTTTGAAATTCTAAAACGAGTAAGTTCAGATTTATTGTAAACAGATTTAGGAATATGCGTTTTTCTATACGTCATGAATTTGCCGCTGAAATAAGAAACTTCCTCGCCACAACCACATGCACACGTTGGCACAACGCCGTTAAATTCATACTTCACAACGTAATCTTTGAATAAAAGATTATGCATATGCGAAACGTGATATGATAATCCCTTACGATCATCGAATGAACGATTACACACCACGCAAGTTACGCGTTGTTTAACACCTGCTTCCATATCAAGACTATACACCACATTATGGTGGTATTCATAACGATAACAAATAAAATAAATTGTTAAACGACGAAAGGCCCCAAGAGGGACCTTTCGAGAATCATCCAACCATGTAAGTGGTTGAAATCATTGAACGAATAATTAAATCGTATTCATATCCAATATAGTAACAGTTCCGTAGAAGTCTGTGCGAACCATCTTTTTCCCGTACCTTGTCATTACGCCCTTCCTGGGTGTAAAATCTTCAGGAGCGAAGATCGTCGGAGTCACAATCAATGGAACGTACGGACTGTATACGTACCCAGTCTCGAGGTAGCTTCCGCCCTTGAATCCAACGAGGATTCTGTTCCGTGCAAAGTACGGATCCTTGTACACCGTGAAGCGGTTGCTTAGAGTACCAATGGCTTCCGCACCGATGGTGAACGGAGAACCGACCTGTCCTTCGCCGTCGAGCGAGAACTTCGGCTTGTAGAGCACCGAGGACTCGAGGATGGTTGCAACGTCCGGACCGGTGACCATGAAGTTCGCCGAACCACGTAGCGTCTTGCGGTGAATGGTGTTCGCAACGTCGATGATCGTCTCGATCAACGTTTCGTACCACTCGCGGACCGTACCGGTGAACTGCGGACCGATGCTCAACGAGGTGTTGAGGACGACCGGCACGCCGGTGAGCTTGTTGACGAACTTACCAGGAGCGCGGCTCCAGTACATGTTCGCACCGTTTGCCTGAGTGACCAGATCATTGAGAATCTCTCGATCGATCTCAAGGGCAATCTGTTCAGAGAGGATGCTCGTGAGCTCGACCTCTGCGTCCATCGAGTGGTACGCATTGAGGTCCTGTGCCAGCTCGGGGCTCCACCGTGCACGCAGCTTTCGCGTTGTTGCAACGATGGCAATCGACTCGATCTTGATGTCGATCTCTGGGATCGCCGGTGTCGGATTGACGCTGAAGTCAGACTCGAAGGACGGAATCGTCAGCGTTGCACCATCGTCAGCCTGAACGGTGATGCCGTCGGCCGTAGCCATGGAGATGAATGCCTTACCAGCATTAAAGGTCGGGGTCGTTGCTCCGGAGAGCTTGATGACAAGCTGAACCTGCGAACCGTTGAGCGGCGCCGCGGTGAAGTTGGAACTCGTCCAGTTACCGCGCTTGTTGAGGCGTCGGAGGTTAAGGAGACCCGTACCGGTTTGGTACGTTTGCGTCCATGCCTGCGAATTGTCTGTCGAGGAGAAGGTGAACAGTGCGACCTGCTCGATTGCCATCAGATCACCGGTCGGGATCGCTGCCTGAATGTCAGAGGTATTGAGGTAAACGAAGGTGACACCGTAAACGCTGTTCGACTGCAGATCAACGTCCAACTGCGGATCGAAGTTGCAAAGCTGACCGTTCACACCGGACATCGCCGTGACGATGCCGCCGGCAACGAACGTACCGTTAGTGTTGTTCCATGCACCGATCTGAGCGTTGCTACCGGTGACAGATCCGGAGACCTGAACCTTGGTGTAACCAACGTTGACGAGATCGTACATACCACCGGTTGCGAGAGACCCAGACTGAATTCCCTTGCCAGTCGGGTTATTGTAGATGGACTGCCCAGCGGTGTACGTCGACTGAGCGCTACCGTTCGGTCCGCTGAGCTGCAACCCGGACTGACCACCAACGTTGCTACCGTAGGTGTAATCGAGGTAGAAGATCAGTCCTGAAGGAAGGCTCATCGGCTGAATGCTTACGAGCTCGTTGGCAACGAGGCCACCGAACACTCGACGAACGATCGGGAACGCGATATTCGTGAAACCCTGAATCTGACCCGACGAAGCAACGTTTCCGCCACCGGTCGAGATGCTGTTGCCAGCCTCTTTGAGCACCTGAGCCGCCTGGTTCTCCAGGAGCTGAGCCATGGTCTCGCGCTTGACGCCATCGAGACCACGAAGCAGGCCGGTGCGGCTCCACTTCTCAACAAGCCGCGTGCGCTCTGCACCAACGTGCCTGTCTTTAATTCCAGCAGCGAGCTGGTCCATCGTAAAGTACTTCATCTGCGTTTTTCTCCGTTTTGTAAAAGTTGATTGATTCGTTACCTGTTCACACAGCACCATCACTTGACGATGCCAGCGAGCTGCGCCCATCGATCGGTCTCGACACCCTCGTTGAGGGTCTGCGTCGACGCCGGCTTATTGACCCTGCTCGAAGAACCGATGACCTGACGACGATCAACGCCTTCCTGCAGAGATTTCGAGGGACTCGCAATTGTCTTGACGAGGCTCTCGTAGACGAGCTTTGCTTCCCGCACCGTGTGGGCTTCGTCCAACTGCTTGATGACCTGCGATTTCTGCTTGGCCGTCAATTCAGATTGTAGAAGCTTGTTGGTGTAGAGCAGCTTCGCGTTGAACAGATTCGATTCTGCCAACTTGGTGCGGAGCGTTCCGATGGCCTTGTTCTCCGCGGGCCGTGATGCAGCGCTATTCGAGCGCGACTCCTGAAGCTTTTTCGAGGCCTTGGCCGCGATGAGCGACATTTTCTTTCCGCGAGCGAGCGATTCATTGTATCGCTTAGCTAACGTATTGAACTCTTTCTTCGCTTCCGTGAAGCGTTTGGTATTGCCAGACGCCTTAGCGCGCGATGATTCACGTTTGATGGCGACAGCACGCACGGTGGCTCGCTCCTGAAGCTTCTTCTCGAAGTTCAACCTGCGAAGCGCCTCGTGACGTCGTTTATCCCACGTTGCGGTCTCGTGACCATCAGAAACGTCGGTACCATACTCATCCTGCTTGCGTCGATTCTGTAATTGATCGAGGTCTTCGCCACACGCTTCCTCGAGATCATCATCGTCGGACTCGTCAAGGTCCTGATCGTCCTGTTCCTCAAGGTCCTGATCATCAGATTCACCCAACGGACGAGATGCAATTCCAGGCGATAGATCAGTGATTTCCTGATCGCGTGGATATACCTCTTCCTTGCCATCACCAAAGTCAGCAAGAATCTCAGAATCACCTGGACCATTGCCCCAAGAATCAGGCTTCGTTTCCTCACGAAGCGAACGCAAACGAGCGATCTCTCGACGAAGCATTCCCTCATCAATTTCAACGATCGTATCGTCGCTCAATCTTCGTCCTTCCATCTGCTGATCCTCCTCATCGGCCATCTGATCATCTCCATCGACGGCATAATCATCGAGACCTTCAGGCGCCTCTTCATCACCGCCTCCCATGTCCTCGAAACCCTCAGCACCTTCCTCATCCTCTTCACCGGTGATGAGATCGACACCGACATTCTCGAGATCGTCCTCAACATCATCAGGAAGCCCAGTCAGCTTCAGCGTGAGATCTGCTTCGGTCATCTTTTTCTTGGACATTGTCGTTGACTCCTGGAGTTTGTTGAGAACTTTGAAACTAGCTTCAAGCGCGTTCTCGTATGAGCTCTTCTTAGCAGGATCAGTT